ATCTTATCTTAACCTTTCTGGGCTTGCCCATGTAAGCTCGACCCATGCCGCGAACTACGCCACCATCTTCATACTTAGCGGCAAGAGTAGGATTCATCTGCTGTTGCACATCTTCAGGAAGCTTGGAAAAGCCCTTAAACTTCTTAGGCACCTCGCCGCCTTCTTCCATGCCCATCATTCTCATGATAGCCTCTCTATCAGCATCAGATATTGAAGGGAGGTCACGAGGAATGTTTTTAGGTCTTGGTGGTCTTGGAATACGAACATTTGATTTTGCAATTTCACGCATGGCTTCCATCAGTTCTGGCGTGATTTCCGCAGTTTGCCTACTTTGCTTGCCCATCATAGAGCCAGTAATTTCACCTATTCGTTGTCTATCAGCATCACTCATAGCCCTGCCGCCTTCTTGCATGCCTTGGACTTTTTTAACGCGCTTGATTGCGGCATTAAGACCGCCACCTTTGTTCTTTTTGACTGGTTTTACCACGAGAGGCTCCCTTAGTTGCTGTATGTAACGCTCTAGTTCATCGTCTGTTAGATTAGAATCAGGGCCAATGACCACCCTTTTCTTACCAACCTTACCACCTTCTTCATATCCTGCTGGCATATCTTTCATGCCTCTACGAGCATCAGGAGCAAAAGGAGCGTCAGTGACAGCTTCACCATCAACAGTCAGTCTGCGTATTTGAGCAGTAGACAATCTGGGCGGAGGTGATGTTTTTTTAAATTTACGCTTTTTGGAGCGTATGTTTGGTTTTCTAGGTGCCATCAGAATATCCCCTTAAACTTGCCGCCGCGTCCAGACATGACAGCTCCGCCGTTGTTCATTCTTTTAATTGTCTGACCAGGAAGTGTACCACTGGTGTCAAACGTAACACCTGAAGACTTTGGCTTTGCTGCCGCTACCTGTGTAGGACGCTTTGGCTTTGGCTTTGGAAGTTTTGTAGGAGTCTTCGGACCACCTTCTTTGGGAGCCATAGCCTTTCTAGACGCTGGACTATCTCTGAACTTTGGCTCTTCTCTGGCAAGCACATTCTTTCTGAGTTTTTTAAAATCTGCAATTTCAGAAGACAGCGCCTTTTTTCCAGCCGTGGTCATGCCTTCAATTTTATCTTGTACTTTGTTGACCTGTGCAACTGTGTTCATGTCCTTTTTGATCATGGCTCTGAGCTTCTTCAGATTGCCAATGTTCTCTTCTTGTCTTTCAGTCATCAGTAATACTCCCTGCTGCGGTCATAACGTGAAAAATCATCGTCCTCTTCATCTGAACGGGTTCGTATAAAACCGCCCTGCCTAAAACGTAGTATAGCTTGAGTCATGGAATCCGCCAAGTCATCATGCTCTCCATTAGGAAAAGCGGCACATTCCTCAATAACTTCCTCTGCCCAGCGTGTTTCAGGACACCATACCATACCAGATTCAAAGACGGGTGAACAGGCATTCATCCTTGAGAACTTATCAGCGCCTCTGCCCGGAGTAAAACCAGACACAGGAATGCCCATTTTCCGCAAGTCCTGAGTCAGCGGTGTGCCAGATGCTTTCTGCTCTATCAACACCATGTCTGGTTCAAATTCCTGATACAAGCGCATTGCCGCGTCTTTAAGCTCTGGAAACTCCCATCGACCTTTTTCCGCGTCCAGCAATATGATCGCAGCCTCATCACCCTCGTCAGGATAAAACACGCCCCAAGTCGTAATAGCCGAGTAATCCGCCCTTTCGGATTTGGTGAAGGCGGTGTCATATGACTGGATGACGTAATCAACGATAGGTGGATCATCAGACTCCCAAACATTCCACCACTCCCTTTTAATAATCGCACCCTCTTCAGCAGTAGGATTCTGAAGATATTGTGCGTTCCATTTAGCAACAGGAATGGACGCTTTAACGCCGTCTAACTCGTCCCTGCTCCAGAACTCGGGCCACAACACGTTGTCTGTATCTGGAAATATCGCCGGAAACTCCACTACTTCCCACTGATCGGCTCCACCCTCGGCCTGTTTCTGTAACACTTTCGCCGTCAAGTCGCGGATACTCCACCGCGTCATCACAATTATTATCGAGCCTCCCGGCTGCAAACGCTGTCTCGGACCTGATGTATACCATTCGTAAATATTATCCAGCGCGGTCGGTGACAACGCATCCTGCTCAGATACAGGATCGTCAATAATACACAAGTTCGCACCACGACCAGCCAATGCACCGCCTACACCAACAGCGTAATACTCCCCACCCTTGTCAGTTGACCAACGACCAGATGCCTTCGCATCACGAGCCAACTGAATCTCAGGAAACACATCACGATATATCTCACTGTCCAGAAGGTTCTTGACCTTACGGCCAAAACCAACAGCAAGCTCCGCCGTGTGCGTTGCCTGAATAATCTTTGTTTCTGGTGATTGTCCCATGACCCACGCAGGGAACAAATAGGACGCAAATTCTGATTTGGTGTGTCTTGGCGGCATATTGACGATAAGCCGCTTCAGCTCACCTCGGGCAACTCTTTCCAGTTTTTCCGCAAAAATTCTATGATGAGATCCAGTAATAAAAGAAGGCCAGACATGTCTAACAAACTTTAAAAAGTCCCTCTGATACTCTTCTCTGTCATGAAGCTCTTTGTACTTGTCCAGATGCTTGCCGAGCGACTCAAGCTCTGCATCAGTCAAGAACTCGGTAGCAATATCAAAAGCTTCATCCATTTGACTACGCCGTTGGCATCAATGACTTCAAAAAGTTATCTGCTGCTCTATCCAGATTTGAAGATACAGGACCGCCAGATTGCAGCCTTATCGGAGCCGCAGCCTGTTGATTTAACATCTGCTGATACAATGCGGCGTTAGTCGCAACTGAAGGATCTGCCTGACCAGCGGTAGGAACACCATAACCAACAGGGCCTTGAAGATTAAACGGGCCAGTCGGTCTGGTTGATGGCACCACGACAGGACCACCCGGAACAGGCGGAGGTTGATCAGGGCCACCACCGATTTGATTTGGAGTGCCGTCTCCTGTGTCTGCCTGCTGAATAGGGGTACAAACGCCATCTTTCAAAACAAAACCTTCAGGACAGGGATCAAATGGCTGTTTTACAGGATCAGGGCCTTTGCCCTGATCATCAAATCCTATTCGTGATCCTTCTCCAAATCCTGTGTAAACCGAGGGTCTGTCTGTAAACAACTGCCTATCTGATGTAAATGTTGATGGATCATCAAAAAATATATCTGTAAAAACATCAAGAGCAGCGCCAAGCGTCCCCGGAAGATCGGGTTCATTTACTATACCAGTTACGCGACCTGTCGTTGGATCTATTTCAAACCCCAGAGGATCTTCCATAGGATTAATGCCAAGCGTATTCATGACATCAGCGGCAAATCCTTTTCTATTTCCAGTTACTTCACCTGTAACTGGATCTATCTCTTTTGGATTCATGTAACCAGGCATGGCGGCTTTTTGTGCCGCTGTCAGACCACCTAATCTAGATGTTACTTTTAGCCCTCTAGGAGTGGACACAAAATTAGCAGGATCATCAAAAAATCCTACTTCCTCGCCATCAATCATGGACGTTGGTAATCCGTCTCTGTATCCCTGACGATTTGGATCATCATAATCTGGTGTGCCAACCACATCATCATACTCATCATCCATCCCTATGCCAGCGGCTCTCGCATCAGCGGCTGCTTGTGCTTTCTCTGCGGCAGTTGCAGGAGCAGTTGGAGTAAAATCTTTAGGATCAAGATTAAGAAGATCGTCAGCACCTAACAGGTCTGTTGTTTCAATGCCACCAGCGTCCGTATCATCATCAGGATCTCCAACAGGATCAATAGTGCTTTCACTAAGGCCGGGTGAACTAGTGGCGGTTACGTTAACGTCTGGTCTAGATACACCAACAGAAGTAGCCAATTCCTCTCTAGCAAGACCAGCTTGCACCCTGTCTTGCGCTCTTCTGGCCTGATCTAAAGCTCGTGAACGCTGTCTGGCTGCCTCCGCCTCTCTAGCGTTTTCTGCCGCTATACTACGTTCTAAAGCAGCCCTCGCGTCATCTCGTCTCCGTTGTGCATCTTCTTCATATCTTTGTTGTTGTTTGTCATCTCCACCTGGATCGTCAAAGCCGGGATCACTTGGATCCCCTTGCTCACCAGTGGCACTTGCAGCCTGATCGCCCTCATCTCTCCCCTCATCATAAAAAGCAGGTATACCCATAGGCCCTGCCTCACCAGCACCACCTAAAGCCTCCAAGATGTCGGCCTCGTCAGGTGTTATGTAAGACAGCATATGCGGCTGACCAGCGATTTCTGTACGGCGCGGTGGTACAGAACCACCATCATCAAAACCCATAGGAGCCGGAGGTGCCATCATCGGCGCAGAATACATAGGATCAAAAATATCAACACCGCCGCCCATTTGCATGCGAAGCGGCATTTGTGGTCGTGGCTGCATCATAGGCATGGGCATGGGTTGAGCCTGAGGCATTTGCTGAATAGGCATAACCGCTGGCGCAGTGCGCTGCCTCATAAACTTCTTGAAACCAGCCCTCTGATTGGGATTTGTGCGTATATCAAGCTTCTGCGGTTGTCCAGGTGACGCTGGAGGAGGTGTCATTGGCCCCATGAAAGTGTTCATGCCTAGTCCCTTCTGCAAAGATACATGGAGCCAATGATATGTTATTAGTCAAACTTTGACAACAGATATTCAATTTCATCTGCCGACTGTCTCACAATCTTATCAGAACGATCATCAAAACCCTCAACGCCCTGCAACGCATACCTCAGTCTGCCAATGCGATCTATGTCAAAGTCTGTCAAACCAGATGAAGGCTTGTAACCAGTAGATCCCTGCTTTTCTGACAAAATGTAACGAGAAGAAAGCTCCACTGTCTTGGGTATCGGCTTCTTGTCGCACTCATAATAACTGTACATACGCAAGCTTACACCCAAGGCATCTGCAAAAGATGCCTGGCTCTTGCCAGATTTATTCCGCATCTCTTCCAGATCCCTGCCCTTCATCATGCTGTAAGATGATTTAGCCTTCTGCATTAATCTCCTCCAGCATGCCCTTGCTCATCATGTCCTGTGCAAACACAGTTGCATTGTCATAACGAATAGGGCCACCTGCCCAGTCGCATGCAGACATCGCAGCCTGTCTTAGCCACTCTTTGTCATCAGAACTCGCTCGAAGATTGACAGAACGCCAAGCCTCCAAGAAGCCCTCTGGGTTCTCCGCAACAAAATCAATCGGATCACCACCAATTTTAAGTCTGTATTGTTTCATTTTATCGCTCCTTCTTTGGTCTTCCACGTTTTTTCCTGTAAGAAACTTCTTCGCTACGCTTCTCAAGAAAACTCTTTATAATTCCATAACTGCCGCCAAAATAAATATCCAAATCCTGGCGAAAGAAAAAATTCTTTGATCTTTTACCGCCACGCTGCGCACTTAACGGAATATCTGGATTGTCAACACTAGGATCCGTAACCACAGGAAACAGAGGATCGTTGCACATTATCTTTTCAATATCCCTCGCAAGAAGATTACGATTCAAAACACAGTAGTCCAACATCTCCTTCTTGGTGAAAACGCCCAGTTCATCACGCTGCTCACGATTTAATCTGGTGCAATGCTTCCATAAATCTTCGCTCTTCATACCCTTGCCCTCCTGAATGAACAGTAGATATTAATATGGCAATGGTTGCTTAAACTGTCAATGATTTTTATATAAAATTTTTTGGGGTAGTGGTTATTATTTTTACTGGGGGTTGTTTGTGGGGAACTTGGCGCAACGTGTCGCGCTGTCAAGTTTTATTTGTCGGGGGGTACCATACATACCCGTGTCCCGATTTTCGCGCCAGTCACAAGCGCTAGGGAACCTAGTCAAATTGTACGCAAAAAAATAGGCGGGCAATGCCCGCCTTAGTTTTATTTTTTTGTGGGTTTATCTTAACTGTTCACGTCTTGCATTAAAGTATTCAAACAGCGCATCAGATAAACCCGCCCATATTGACGTCATGCCGCGTCTGTTTTCTGGCATTAAACCAACACCGCCTTGTACTTGTGTCTCAATGGTGCGTAACACTTCATAGCCATTTAGATCATGTTCGCCTTGGCTAGTACCATATGAATTGCCGTATGCCTGTTGCGTATGGCATAACACGCCACCTTGCCCTATGTCATCACGATTGCGTATTTCAGAAACACGAGCGCGTATTGTATCGGCAGACCATCCGGTGGCATTCATCAAATCGCGTGTAGTCGCGCCACCATCAACACGCATGGCTGTATATAAAACGCCAATGCGAGAACCGCGTCTAAATGGATTTTCTGGCGTGTCTATTATTATTGATGATGGCGCATTGTAATCCATGCGGTTCCAATCTGAATGTTGAAACATATTGGTTATTAGTTGGCACCAATTAAACAATTTCTCAACATCCAATGTTGATTGATGCTGGCGAAATTCAATAGTGTTTAGGCGTGTCCATGTTTCAAGATTAACGACACGAAATTTACCGCCTAGAATACTGCTCATGCGACTAGCATTGTCAGCTTGCATAAACGCTGAATAGTCGCGCCCATTAGGCGCAACATGATCAATATTTTGTATCATGCTATTTCGGCCATTGCGTCTAGATGGTGGCAAGATTGCTTCAATATCTGCCCTATGTTCTGCATAGCGGCAGATAACGTCTTTTACCAATGCCAACGGCAATGGTGCGGTCATAGATGCTGATGGATTATAATAGCGTCTATGCGTTGCATATTCTGCCTTAGATGCGCGCCAAAAATCCACTTTATGAACATTGGCATGCACTAGGCGATTGCCCATATGAACATGGCCGCCTAGTTTTGGCCTACCAACTTTTGCGCCTTTACTTTCAATCCATGCGAACAATTCGGCAATGTCATTTTTTGCGGCATCACATAATGAAAATGGCGGTATTATAAATTCAACGTCAACTTCATGCGTGCCATCATGAATTGCATTGACCCAATTATAACCTGCATCGTTTAATTCATCCTGCCATCTGCTAATAGACCAATTTCGAGATATGCCACCATTGGCGCATTCTGCTTCATGACCAAATGTGGGATAAACGTCATTTCTAAATATCGTTGTCATTGTCTTAACCTTTCCATGTTTTGTTGTAGTCCCCTAAATATAAGCACTGATTGCACATAAAACAAGTACAATTGTGCGTATTTTGCCTATTAGATTATTGTTTTTATCTATAAATCCAGACGTCGAGCCAGGACCTGGGCAGCCAATTACGAACAATTGTTCTGGTTTTTTACTGGGAAAGCCCGAACCCGAACCCGAAACCCGAACCCGATGCAGCTCGGAACCTTCCCGATGCCCGAAAACCCCGAACAACTTCCCGATTCACCCCGATTCACCCGAGTGCTGCGCTGCCCGACCCGGGCTCGACTGGCAATAACCCGAACAATTGTACGCCAGTCACCGAGACTGGGCGAAAAAAAAGCCCGGCCGAAGCCGGGCAGTTGGAGAAATTGTTCTGGTTAATCCCGAATGCTGCGAGCTGTGATCCCGAAGAAAGCCATCCCGAGTGCTAGGATAGTAAGCATGGCGGCGTGAATATAAACCGCTGGCGTGTCATACGGCTCGATTGCTGCCAACATGATTACTCCGAGGAAGCACGCCCCCGTCATAAAGTTACAAAATCTACGCATTGTCAGCTCCACTATCTAAACCGAGTTGCTCTGTGATCTCTGCCATTGCTCCACAGATCTCATCCCACTGCTCGTCATACGTTACTTCATCTTTCGTAAAATCATTGTCGTTATACTGTGGAATACAATTCTCTCTATAATCATGCAACGCATCCCAAATAATTGACAAGCTGTTTTTAATTTCCTGTTCCGTCATTTTGCCCTCCTATTCAAAAAGTGTGTTGTATTCGTGATCTCTTAAAAATTCTCCAAAGCTACTGCCGTATTCTTTTGCCAATTCCCATTCTGATCTAAAGTTATCTGCATCGTCACCCTGCAACAAAAAACTCCATCCGGCCTCGTGCTCTTCAACCTCAATCGCAAAACCGCGATCAATCATTTTATATCCACCTATTAACATTTTGCCCTCCAAAGGTTGTTAGTACAAGGCAGAGGTGCTGTTCGCGTGTCTGGTCGGCGGTCATCGCTACCTCTACCTTGTATATATACAATAAGCAATCACTGCACATCTGTCAACAAGAAAAAGAACTATTTGATACTTTTTTTCACGAGCTGAAGACGAACTGGGCTGCAGCGCCAGTACCCAGTATACGAACAATTGTACGGGTTTTTCCCAGTACCCGGACGGCCCGGGCAAAAAAAATGGGCCGCAGCACCTGGCTGCAGCCCTCGATTCAACCCGAACAATTCTTGTTACATCACTTCGTCCAGCTCGTCCGCCCAATCTTGGGCATGGTAAAGCTCCGACTCATCGAGCCCGAAGTCATGATAGCCCTGACGGATTGCGTCAAAGTATGACTCATGAGGTGCTGCATATCCCGAACTGTTCATGCGGTAAGTCATCATCCCGTTGATGTTAACTCTCCGATAAAGCCGAGGGTAGCCCTCATAGAAATCCAGCGACTGCAAGCAATCGTCTGTAATCTCCCAGAACCCGACTGGCAACATTACTGTCGGGTCGGTGTGGTTCTCTTCAATGTCGGCCACGCCCCGAAAGACCAGCCGCCATCCTGTTAAGTAACCAGCGCCCAAGGCTTTCGCCTTGGGACACCTGACGCTCATCTGACGCTTGTTCAGATTTGAGCCATATGCAAAATAAATCATCGCCCCTCCTTAACGCATACTCCATAATTCTTCTAATGCGTCGTCTAAACCTAATTTGTCCTCAAAATAATTAGCCTCTGCTCTATCAGACCACCAATAACCTTCAACAGTTTTATGCCTTGTATTAATCCAAATATTTGGACCCCCAAAAGCTACTAGAACTCTTGCGCCTAAATACTCACCCTTGCTGTCAACTGTGTATTCAATATCAAGCGCATCAGAAAGATAATCAAAAGCGCCTTGAGGCTCGTCCTCATTACTAGACTCATATTCTCCAGATTCAATTTGATCTGCAATGTGTCTGCATTGCTGAAACAATTCATTTTGTGTGTCTACTTTTTCAGCCACTTTGTGCCTCCATTCGTTGTTAGTGATATTAATATAAGCAATGAATGCACAACTTGCAAGAGATAAAATGCACTTTTTTTAATTTTTTTTTGAGACTCGACTAGGGAACTGGGAGCTGCAGCACTGGCGAACAATTGTACTGGTTAAGGCGAAGGCCCTGGCAGATGAGTGGCTGCCAGGACCCCCTTTCTCCAGGGAGGAAGGTTCAGGATGACCCCGATTCGCAGCCCAGTCAAGCCCGATCCCGAACAATTGTACTGGTTACACCCCGAGGAGGCTGCGGATTCCCCGAGGCGAAGCAGCCCAGTTCCCGAACAATTATACTGGTACTGGGATCCCGATCACCTGGAACCCCGGTAACCCGAACAATTTGGTACAAACGCCAGTATTATCGAACCCGCCCCCGATCATCCAGTCCCGAACAATTTCTATAAAAGTCCGAGGAAGAAGCCCGATCCCCCCGCGCTAGATTTTCGCGCAGAAAAACCCAAACATTACTTATCATCAACTATATCTAGGTCTTCATGCTCAATTTGCACTACATCTGGTGTTACATTCTTCATACGCGACTCAGCCAAACGCTTATATTCAGCCAATTTCTTTGCAATATCCTCCTTGGTTGCTGCGGTAATGTCCTCCTTGATAACGTGCTGTTTGTTGATAAGTAATCCCGATGCCTTCAATCTCAGCTCTTCAGCTCTGATAGCCTCGCTGAACTTACCCATCTCCCAAGCCTGATCCCGAAGCTTCTTCAAATCCCGAACAGACTTGTCTACGCTGACCCCGAATTTGGCTTGTGCTTCAACTCTCATCTCTTGCAATCGCTCTGCCACGACTGGGTTACGCAACAGCCTTACGGCAGACACCGCTGGGTTTTTATACCCTGCCTGTCTAGCCGCTTCTGTCTGCGACATATCCCGATGCAAATAGAAGTTCAGGAACTTTTGCTGCACTGGTTTTAACCTACGCTGTCCTGCGTGTCTTCGATCCTCTGATAGATCCTCACCGACCTTTGGCATACTGCTCTCTCCTGCTTCGGTATAGGGTATAGGTTACATATACCTATACCTATATATATATAGGGAACCTCATGTAACCATGTAACCACGTTTGTTTTCAACAACTTACAACACACAATTAACTTCCGATATCACAAATGTAACCTCATGTAACTAACCCGATTTACCCAACAATTACAACAACTTCCTACTTACATGAGATTTTAGTTACATGCCGTAACCATGTAACCATGTAACTAAATATTAACCAATAACAGGTTAATTAACATCTTTGCCGTGGCTTTCCAGCACATGAATTATCATGGATATTCTTTCCATCATCGTATGATTTGTACTCACACGATCAACCAAAACGGAGTTTTTATACTCCTGTGGTAAGCACTCAATCTGGTGCTTTAGATCATACGCGATCATTAGTTCTTCATTCATTGTCTTTACTCATAACGCTTTTAGCCATAGTTCTTTCGACTCCTGACAGATTCTTTTTACGAACAATTCTACCCATAGAATCGTACTCTGGGTTGATCTCCAGAATCATCAGATCACGTTTTAACTGCTCCATCGTTGGAATACTTGGCATGCTGAAAACTTTTTTTTCACTCATCTGTCTATACCCCCTAGCAAATGACAAATAACATCCACGGTAAATCCATTACCGAGCATCTTGTAACGCTGTGTATCAGACACATGCGCGGTATAATTATCTGGAACAGTCTGCAACCGCTCACACTCTACTGGTGTCAATTTACGCCACATAAGCCGCATTTCATCATTATACGCATCTGGATAGCGACCCTCTGGCAATGGCGATACGAGCGTATCCTTCTCCACTGTTGACAGGCATCTAGCCTTGCCCTTGGTGTCATGCACCTCTAGGCACTGACTAACAGGAACATCTTTATTGTAATCATCGCGCACACCATTATTAAGCCTACGTCCCACGATAGACGCTGGGTAAAGCAACAGATTATTATGCTCCCATGATGAACTTGTCATTGACGGAACCTTGCCGTCCTTTGCCCTGACTCCACCTTCATTAGCACCTCGAGCGATTTGTAGTATCTTCGGCTCAAGATTGCCGCCAGAGGCCGCAGCAAGCGTTGGTGCTTTGCCATCTGGATGATATACGCGCCTATTATAATCATGCCCCTTCAGATCAGCATGACCGGCCAGCATCGTACCCTCTGCCTCTTCTTCTTCGGCAAAATCAAATACCAACTGCCGTCTATGCTTTTCAAAGTAAGACTTCAGATTACCGCCCTTGAAGTAATTAGCGTCCACACAATGCGCCTTGTCGCGGTCTGTAAAGCCATCTTCCAATATGTCCTTTAAATATATACGCTTGTTCTCTGGCAACGACCTGACTGGAATGTTTGTCCAATACAACCTGCGCCTGTTCTGTGCGCTAACGATATTGGAGTTGATGTCCACGGGTTTACACCCTAATTGTTCGTTTATGACATCTTGGAACTCTTGTTTCATATTTACGTTTTCCAGCAGAAAATACTTAGGCTTGCACTCTTTCAGAACACGAACAAATTCAAAAAACAATTTGCTGCGCGGATCATCAAACGCCAACTGACCACCCGCAAATGAAAAACCCTGACATGGCGAACCGCCGACCAAAAGATCAATCGGCTCACCATCAAATATCTCAGGCCATATTACGTTACGAACATCGCCCACATGTATTGTGTCGGGAAAATTAGCCTTGGCAACCGTGATTGCATACTTGTCAATCTCGCTGGCAAAGTATCGTTTAGGAACAATTCCCATCCTCTGCAAAGCTATACGAGCGCAGGACATGCCGTCAAACAAGCTGACTACATTACCAAAATTATGTTCCATCAATGCATACCCTTGCTTTTAAGATGTGACTCCAGTGCGCTGGCACTGTCTTTATTTCTTTTGCGGCCACGAACAATTCTGCCATTGCACGATTTATGCAACTGTGAAGCAACGGTATGCGCCTGATACATTTGCCCTTGCCATATCCTACCCTCACGGCAAAACTGCTCTTGAACAGCCTCAATGCTCTCTTGAACTTCCTGCTCAAGCATATCAACATCAGCCAAACCCTCCCAAGGCGTGAATATAAAACCAGCCTCTTGAACAAGCCTAAAGCGCTCTGGCTCAATTACATTAAAATAATACCAACCTGCCTTACGACTTGCGCGACTAACAGCCATTACAACGCCCTCGTAATATCATCTTCATCAGTTTCGTAATGAACCACCTGATGCAATTTGTAATTGTGGTTGTGCGCTGGCTCGTTATCCAATACGCCCTCACCACTTTTACGATTGCCTTTGGTAATCCTGATCCACATCTTCTCCATCACCTGTCTGCCATCTTCTAATTTGACTGGTGGAAAATATGCGTACACATGTGTTTTAGGAACAGCGGGATTGTTCTTGATCTTCCTGTAAGCCTCTAACCCATGATCCTCGCATGTGTAAATAATGTTGCCCTCTTCACTCATTGTTCTTTTTCCTCGTAACCACTGCCGATAAACAAAAACCCTGCTCCATTGCCTTCTGGATCACAACTGACCTCAATATTCAGTAACCCATGAACAGGATGCAAAATCTTGAATACAGGAAAACCATCATCACTCATTTCAAAATGAGTAATTCTACCGCCTCTCAACTGACCATAATATTTTTGCCAATATTCAGCATCACCATGTCTTTCGTAATTAGTCATTTAAGCCTCCATGCTTTTGTTAGTAACTTACATATAAGCAATCATTGCCTGGATGTCAACAGCTTTAATAACAGACTAAAACCTCATTGT